TGGTATAATATTAAAAGGTGATTAATTATGGCATTTCCAGGTACATATAACTTTAACTACTATGCTGGTGATACTTTTGAGTTTTTTACATACCCAAAAAATTCTACTGGTGGAGTATTTGATAGCCTTGAAGATTACGACCCAAACTTTGTTATTGCAACTACAAGAGGCTCTGCTTCTGCAGCAGTCTTGTCATCAGAAGATGCTTTAGAACTTTTAGCAGTAACTGTTGATAACGAATATGTTTCTTGTACAATTCTCCCAGATGGCGGTAGAAATCTTACGAATGCCACATACCTATATGACTTAGAAATTGAAAATACAAATGCTTCATCACCTTCCTATGGAAAAATATTTACTCTATTAACAGGAACAATAACGGTGACCCAAGACGTAGCAAGGCCGTTGTAATATGGCAATAGATACAATTATATCTAATGATGAATTAGTAGTTGTTGGTCCACCTGCATCAGTTTCTGTCACCGTTGATATTGGTCCACAAGGAGAAAGAGGATCTAAATTCTTTAGTGGAGTTGGAACCCCTGCAGAAAATACTTCAATATTGGAAGATTCAAGAGTAAATGATTTATATATAAATAGTAGACTTGGTGGAAATTATGGATCTGTTTATAAATTAAATGCAGTTCCTGGAGGAACTTCTTGGCAATCAATTTTAAAATTTCAACCAATATCTCATAGTGTTCAAAAGCTTGTAGATTTCACTTCAGGCTCTGGTTCTGTATCTATTCCTCTTGCAGATTTTTATTATACTGCTCCAGAAAATTTAAATGGAAATGATATTTTAATTCAAGCAATAGCAGAATTAAATAATCCATCTTTTATATCTATATCAAATAAAACAATATCTGTAATATCTGGTGTAAAAACTTTTACTACTGAATTAAAAGCTGCACAATTTTCTTCAGGATCGGTATCTTTAATATCTGCATCTGCAGTTCCTATAAATCTTTTTATAACAGCAGGGGCAGGTTAATAAAATGGCACAAAAAGTTAGTATTAGTAAAGGATTTAGTAGCCCCTTATTTGACACATATGTTCCAGAATTAGACGATGCTGCTGATATTACAAATGCTTTAAAATTATTTTATTTTGGTAATTCATCAAATGGAAACGATCTTGGAAATTTTAGTCTTTATCAAAATTTAATAGACTTTGATGATAAAATTGCAGAAGCATCTAGTCAAGTAACTAGTCACGGATCTACCATAGTTGATATACACGGAGTTGGAGTTGGTAGTGAAGTTGTTGGAACAGTTAAAACACAAACACTTACTAATAAAACTTTAACATCTCCAAAAATAAATGAAAATGTTGCAATAACCGTAACATCAACACAAATTAATAACTCAGTTAATCCTGTAGGAACAATTGTTATGTTCGGTGGTGCTAACGCACCTACTGGCTGGTTACTTTGCAATGGTCAATCAACCGCTGGTTACAGTGCTCTTGCTGCTGTAGTTGGTGCCAATGTCCCTGACTTGCGTGGTCGTGCCCCTATTGGTTACGGAACAAGCGTTGATGCTAACATTACTGCTCGTGGAACTATTGCAGCTAAAGTTGGTGCTGAAACTCACACACTTTCTATTGCAGAAATGCCAAATCACACTCATCCTGGACAGATTGTATTTGGCGCAGGTAGTGGAACTGGCGGCGTAGTTCCTACTGGCATAGGTAATTATCAACCTAGTACGGGAAATACAGGTGGCGATGCGCCACACAATAACATGCAGCCATCTACCGTTGTTAACTTTATAATTAAGTTCTAATTGACAATTTACAATTAATACTATATAATATTAATAAGTACTATCGATAGGAGAATTAATATGGTACTAGATAAGAAAATTTTACAATCCGCATTAAATGCATTAGTCATCGCCCTTTTGACACAATTTGTGGCACTTGGAGCAGATGTATTTGCATTAGATTCAGATTCAGTAAAAACGTTAGTAAATGCTGGAGTATCTGCAGCAGTTTGGGTAGTCTTTAGATTCCTAAATCCAAAGGATGCCGCTTACGGTGTTGGCGTAAAATAAAAAATATATAACCATGCCATCTCCGACAATTGCTTTTTTAACATATGACTGGTCATTTGGAGTAAAGCCACTGCAACCAAATGGTTGTGGTTGGTATAGGTGTTATTTGCCTATGAAGCAGTTGAAGGAGTATGGATGGGAAACTGGAATTGGTATTCCAGGATTTAGTGAAAAACACGCATTTGGAATATTGATACCAAATGAAAAAGCAATACACGGATGGGACATAGTAGTCTTAAAACTTATTATGATGGAAAAATTCATTGATCAAGTAAGGCAAGCAAGAGAACTTGGTCAAAAAATAGTTGTTGATATTGATGATCATATGGAAGGTTTAGAAGAAACAAATCTTGCATATAAATTAACTCATCCCGATTCAAATCCAAATAATAATAGAGATCATTATATTGCAATAATAGATCAAGCAGATGCTTTAACAACTTCTACACCATTCTTATATGATTATTATAAAAACAAATATCCAGAAAAACCAATATTTTTAGTTAGAAATGGAATAGATGTAGAAAGATGGAATTTTAGAAAAGACTATAAAAGATTCCTTCCAACATTTGGGTGGGTTGGTGCAACTCCTTGGAGATCTGGGGACTTGGAAATATTAGATCCATTTTTTGGAGAGTTCTTAAAACAAAAACATTTAAAATTTCATCACGCTGGTAATATTATAAATGCACCTCAAGTATCTAATCAAATTAAAATTGATAAAGATTTATGCACATTAGAACCAATGCAAACTATGTTGAATCTTCAACAACTTTATAGAAAAATAGATGTAGGAATTGTTCCATTAAGAGATGTTACTTTTAATCATGCAAAGTCGTATTTAAAAGGATTAGAATATGCAGCATCTGGCATTCCATTTATTGCAACAGATCTTCCTGAATATAAACTTCTTTCAGATGCTGGAGTTGGAAGAGTTGCAAAAAACTCAGAAGAATGGCTTTATCATATGGATGACTTAATTGACCCAGCAGTAAGACTAGAAGAAAGAACAAGGTCTTATGAAATAGTTTCTGAAAAATTTTCTATGAAGCAAAGAGGAATTGAATGGAACGAAGTATTTAGAAAAATTCTTGAGTTATAATATATATATGGCTAAAATATTTATTAAGAGTGATGAAGATGAAAATTCGATTTTAGTAAAAAACATTTTACAAAAATATATTAGACAAGAAACTGTTCATAATCTTTCTGTTCACGAATCAAATGCTGACTTTTGCATAAGTTTAATTTGTCAAAAATACCCTGAAGAAGAAAAATTTCACTCCTACTTTTATAACAATACACAAGACCTTGAGGAACTATCTAATAAAATTTACTATCAATGTTCAAAGGCTGAAATTAAAACAAGAGCTCTATCTAAAAAATCAATGCCAAAAGATGAATATGATATTGAATTCAAATGTCCAACATTAATAATTAGTTTAACAAATGATAGCAAATATATTGATGAAGAAGTCTATGGAATTGTTATTGGTCAAGGAATTGTCTCACATCTAGATCCTGGAAAAACTTTTGATACTTTTTCTATAAAAGATAAAATTAAAAAACCAGGTGAAAAAAGTTCCGTTAATAGAAAATTTATTAAAGAGTCAACAAGTAATTCAAAACTATTATTTAAGAAATAGATAAAGATATATAACCTTTTATTTTTTGTATTAAATTTATTCCTGGGTAAAAAGATGAATTACATCCAAGGCAATAAAAGAATACTTTGTCTTGACTATCTACTTTTGGAATTATAATATCATCTTTGTCAAATTTACATTCAATCTTAATTGCTTTTCCCATTTCAACAAGGTCGTTATAAGAAGTAACTTCTTGTATACTTAGCTCCATTTGATTATCCTTAAAATATAGTGTAGAATGTAGTTATCCCATTTTATCATAAGGAAGTAAAAAATGTCATTTATAGACTCAAATGGATCAATAACAGATCCTTACAGAAATTTTATCCATATCTCAAGATATGCTCGCTGGATTGAAACTGAAAATCGCAGGGAAACCTGGAATGAAACTGTAGATCGTTATTGTAATTTTATGAAAGACCATTTAGTACTTAACTATGGCTACAGCCCTAATGCAAAGATTTTTGATGAAGTTAGAGAAGCTATATTAAACCATCGCATAATGCCATCTATGAGGGCTCTGATGACCGCAGGACCAGCTTTAGAAAGAGACCACATTGCAGCCTACAATTGCTCCTTCATTGCTGTGGATAGCCCTCGTGCCTTTGATGAGGCTATGTACATACTTATGAATGGTACTGGCGTAGGATTTAGTGTCGAACAAAAGTATGTCTCTACACTTCCTGTAATTTCTGAATCATTTTTTCAAACTAATACAACAATTGTAGTAGATGATTCAAAGCTTGGATGGGCTAAAGCATATAAAGAACTTATTGCACTTTTATATCAAGGTCAAATTCCAAACTGGGATACTAGCAGGGTAAGACCATCTGGCGCTAGACTAAAAACATTTGGTGGACGTGCATCAGGTCCAGAACCTTTAGTTGACTTATTTAAGTTTACTATTGAAACATTTAAAATGGCTGCAGGAAGAAAGCTAAAGTCAATTGAAGCTCATGACATTATGTGTAAGGTTGGAGAGGTTGTTGTTGTTGGCGGAGTTAGAAGAAGTGCCTTAATATCACTTTCAAACCTAGATGATTTTGAAATGGCAAAAGCAAAAAGTGGACAATGGTGGGAAGCTGATCCTCAACGTGCACTTGCAAACAATTCTGCAGTATACAACTCAAAGCCAAACACTGCACAGTTCCTTCGTGAATGGAGAAACCTTTATGAATCAAAATCTGGTGAGCGTGGAATTTACAATATAGATTCTGTTCGTAAGCATATTGATAAATTTGGCAGAAGAGATTCTTCTCTTGTAGGTGGAACTAATCCGTGTGGAGAAATCCTACTTCGCCCAAATGAGTTTTGTAATTTAACAGAAGTTGTTATTGAAGCAATTGATACAAGAGATACATTACTTGAAAAAGTAAGACTTGCCACCATTCTTGGAACTTGGCAGTCTACCTTGACTAATTTTAAGTATATTAGAAAATCCTGGAGAGATAATTGTGAAGAAGAAAGACTTCTTGGAGTATCTTTAACAGGTATTTATGGAAATAAAATAACTTCTACAAATGGAAAAGCCCTTGAATCACTTCTTGATGAAATGAGACATCTATCTGTTTCAGTAAATGATAAAGAGGCTAAGTCTTTAAATATTAATCCCTCAGTATCAATTACTTGCGTAAAGCCTTCAGGGACGGTGTCACAGCTTACAGGAGTATCTTCTGGAATTCACCCGTGGTATTCAGAGTACTACTTAAGAAGCGTTAGAGCAGACAATAAAGATCCAATGACACAGTTTTTAAAAGATTCTGGAATTCCATTTGAGGCAGATGTAATGAAGCCAGATGCAACTACCGTGTTCTACTTTCCAATTAAAGCTCCTAAGAATGCGATACTAACAAAGGACTTGACTGCGATAGATCACCTTGAAATGTGGAAAACATATAGAACACATTGGACAGAGCATAATCCCAGCGTTACTATAAATGTCCAAGAGGATGAGTGGATGAGCGTAGGGGCTTGGGTATTTGACAACTTTGACTCTATTGGAGGAATTTCATTTCTTCCAGCCACAGAGCATTCTTACAAGCAGGCTCCATATCAAGAAGTTTCTAAAGAAGAGTATGAAAATTGGCTAGAAAAAGTGCCTAGTACTATTCGCTGGGATATGCTTTCTTTGTATGAAACAACAGATGGTACAACTGGAAGTCAAGAGCTTTCTTGTGTTGCAGGTGCTTGTGAAATTGTAGATATTACAAAGCAGCCTTTGTGATAAAATAGACTAGAGGTAATCTATGTCTTCATTAAATTCAAATTTTTATTCTTCCAGAATATACGGGGAGCATCCAGCAGCTTTATGGGCAATGGATGAGCCAAACTATTTTGTTTCTTTAATATCTGAAGAAGAAAAAGAAATAACTACAGATAATTGGGATTTTACAAATGCAATAAGTTCATCTGCACAATTTACTTTATCAGGATATCCATTTAATGAATTACCTGTAAATAAGATATACCTTTCTACAGCTTCTCCAAGAAATTTTAAATTATCTTTAACAGAGCCTATACCATATTTAAAATTTGATAGAAATAAAGGAACTGTCTCTACTTCTACATATGTATATGTGCCAGATACCACTTCTATCCTTTATATAGATATTGGATTTATTGTAAATAGTGAAGAAACTTATACAAGATACACAAGCTCTTATATAAAAACAAACAATTGGGAAAAAATATCTAATACTTCAGATTACTCTTATAACAACTTTACTCCATTTGTAAGAGTAGTATTTGATGAAAATACAAGTGAAATTGAGGAAGAATCTTCTGTTTACTTTAATGGCTTATCTGTAGGTCAATGGTCTGAGGCATATTCATCAATAAGTACGGGAGTACAAGTTGAAAATCTTCCATCAAATATTAAATCTTTAATTAACTTTGAAGGTGATATACAATGTACAATTTTAGATTCATATGGTTTTAATGATGGTGAAAATGGATATATACTTTCACTTAATAATTCATTGCTTGGACACTTATCAGCAATTTCAATGGTATATGGTTCAAATGGAAATATGAAGTTAAATAAAAATTCCTTAAGAGTATTTGATGAAATTATTGATGCACAGATAGATGGCTTAAGTATTGATGGAGGCTCTGCATCATCGGTATATGCAGAATTTGTTGATGGCGGAGACTCATCTATATTTTTAACTTTAGAACAATATAACAAGTTCCCATCCCTTGTGTTTCCTGGTAAAGGATTTTTAAATCAATTTGGGTATAACAAGCTACTCACTACAGAATTTTGGCTAAGAATTAATCCAGAAAAAATTTCTCAAGCTAGGATATTTGGACCATTATCATCAGATGACGGGTTGTATGTAGATAAAGATTTTATAAGACTAAATATTGGTGGATACAGTAAATCATATTTTATAGGAAAATGGTATAGACCAATGCTTATTCATATATGTCAGAGCGAAAATGAAATATTCTTAATGATAAATGGAGAAAAAGTAATATCTATAGATATAGAAGGAACTCAAATAGAAACTTTTCCAATACCAGAAGAAGACTACTTAGGATTTTTTACTGATAGTGAAATATATTTGTATGAAATAGATTCTTTTTCAATATTCCCTTATGTTGTTCAAGAGCAGGTAGCTAAGAAAAGATATGTATTTGGTCAGGGAGTTCAGGAACAAGAAAATATAATCTCATCAAATAATGGAGAGCTTTCGTATATTGACTTTCCATTTTCGGGATATGGATCTACAATTAGATATCCAGATAGAACTAAGTGGACCGATGGATTCTATAACAATATAGTTGCAAGTCCACAAGGAATATCTTTACCAAAGTATAATGTTCCAGAAATTATATTTAACAATGTTACAAATATTTCAAACTCTGAAAAATCTTTAATAAGTTCAAATTTTTATAAAGAAAATTATGAGATACAGGATGAAGATAATTTATTTATATCAATGGATCCAAACAACTCTTACATTGATCAAGATAGTTATGGAACTTTATATTTTGCACAAATAAATCAGACTAACTATAAGACTCAATCGCTGTATTCTGTTATGAAATCTTCATCAAATGTTGCAACTAAACAGTCTTTGTTATATTTATCAAATAATGTGGATGCTAGTTATTTTGAGATATCAATTAACTCTGGAAGCATTAGTTATATTTTTAATGATCAACTTATAAACTCTGCCTCAATACAGGCAAACTCTTATTTCTCAGTAGGAATTGATTTTGATAAAATAGAAAAAGCTTATCAAAATACATTATTATCATTTTTTTCAAGACCAGAAAATATATCCCTTAATTTTGGAGGAAACCAGAATAATGTATTCTTAGGAAAAATATTTTCTTTAACAATAAATAATCAATTCTTTACAGAAAAAGATGGCGAAGCAATGTTTAATTTAAATGGAATAGCCATTAAAGATTCAAGTCAAAACTTTTTAAATTATGCAGGCTCTTACACGCTAATTCCCAAGGCAACAAATATTGGAATGTTTTTAGATGTTGCAGTTTCAGGATATTGGGAGAACTCGATACCGCTATCTTACTTTGGAAAATATATTACTCAAAGTGATGGAGAGCTAAAGTATGATTTAGATTTAATTCAATTTGATATAGACTCTCCAAAGTCAATTTTTTCAAAGTATAATCAAGAATCTTCAAATTATGAAGACTCCTTGTCTACAAAGATATATTTAACATTGCAAAAGGTTTCTGGTATAGGTCAATTTACATATACTCAATTTACAAATACTGAGATAGTTGGTATGGATAAAATTTTAGACTTATCAAGCATACTATCTGAAAAAGATACTAAATATAAAGTAAATAGTGGAACAGTAATATATCCACCAAAAGATATTCAAGGGTTTGCAAATTATTACATAACTATCCATATTGAATTAAAATCTAATGGAATAAATAGTGAAAATGTTAATATTAAAAATATGGCACTATCTTCCTTATCTTTTGATGAGGGACAATTCTATGCAATCAATACTCCAGCAGAAGGAAAATTTTATCCAATAGCTAAGAATGAAGATCAATATGTTTATAAAAGAAAAATTCCAGTATTAGTTGACATAGACTCTTCTCCCTATTTATATTTATCAGGAGATTCTGGAATAGAGGTATTACCTGAAATAGATGAAAATCTATTAAAAGGGATATCGATTCCAATCAATAAAAATAAAAAAAATAATCAAAAAGTTGTCGGAATACAAATGTTTTTAATGTTTAATGAAGATAAGTTATTTAATGAGAGAAAAAAAATAGGGTCTATTTTTAGTTCTAATAATTCTTATGACATTGTTTTAGTTCCAGAAACTGATAAAAAAAGAGCAACATTTAAAATTTATGAAACAATAACTGGAATAGAATTTGAAACTGCTAAATTCTTTTTAAATGGAAAAGCTGTAAACAGCATAGTGATTGAGCCATTAGTTTGGAATTGTATAGCTATTTCTTTACAAGAAAATTCTATTTCTTTAGATGGAATAATTGCACAAATGGAATTCTATTCTGGATTAAAAATTAATAATGTTGCAAGTTTTATGGAGCTAAATCCAATTGAACAAAATCTTGTTACCTATGATGATTGGGGTATGGTTGATGATGAATATTGGTCATTCTGGTCTGCTTCTGCAACATGGACTCAAGCATTAGATCCAAAGGCTCTTAATATTACAATACTTTCTCTAGATGCAAAAGATATCTTTGATAACTACATTGGTACATCTTTGGGAGTTGCAAGTGATAGTAGTACGCTAAATGTCAATTATGACTCTGTTGTAATATTAAATGACGTAAAGTGGAGCACATACTTGCTTTAAATAACATTTTGTGGTACAATGTTGTCATGGAATATATAGATGGAATAAGAAAACTGCCAAATAAGCCAAAAGTAAGAGTAGTTGAAAATACCTCAGAAGATGGAATATATGTTTGGAAAACTGAATCAGGAAAAATATTCGGTGATGGTAATGGAAACTTTATGAACATCCCTGCAAAAAAATATGATCTTCCTGCAATAAATAGATTAACTCAGGCTGCTGCCCACTATGGTGCAGGTGCTGGAAAAGCAGTATTTATGCCAGGAGTTTCAAGAATTACGGATGAAGAGCATTCTGTTCAAGTTGATAGAATGAAACAAGGATATATTCCAAGTGACCTCGATACAGGAGCGTTTATAGATGCTCAAAAAGGATTAAACACTCATGGAGAATAATGAGACTATAGCAAGACTAGATAATTTAGATAAAAATAAACCAGTTGCAAGTAAAACAGATGACTTTATGATAGAGTCTGAAACTGTAAAAAGCTTTAGTGGAATTGATTCAAACTTTAAAAGAAGAATTAGTAGAATGTCAAAAGCTTATACTGGTCAAGATGGTGCAAAGTCTAAGCAACTATTTCCAGAACAAGACATAACAACTGCCTATGGACTTTTTGATGCAGTCCTGCCCCCTTATAACCTAGATGAACTTGCATCCTTCTTTGATAATTCTTTTGCTAACCACGCTGCGATAAATGCAAAGGTAGCAAATACTGTGGGTCTTGGATATAGCTTTATAATGTCAGATATGGTTAAAGCAAGGATTGAAGAAATAGAAGACTCTAATCAAAGAATAAGAGCCCAAAGAAAAATTGAAAGAGCAAAAACAGAACTATCGTCTTGGCTAGAAGAGTTAAATGATGAAGATACTTTTACCCACGTTCTTGAAAAAGCTATGACAGATTTTGAATCAACTGGAAATGGATATATTGAAGTTGGAAGAAAAAATACTGGAGAGATTGGATATGTTGGTCATATTCCATCTACAACCGTTCGTGTTCGCAGACTTCGTGACGGTTACATTCAAATTGTAAATCAAAAGGTAGTTTTTTTTAAAAACTTTCAAGACACAAAAACTGTTAATATTGTAACAACAGACCAAAGACCAAATGAACTTATTCATATTAAAAAATATAGTCCAAAGAATACTTACTATGGAGTTCCAGATGTAGTTTCTGCTGCAACATCTCTTGTTGGAGATCAATTAGCAGCAAGATATAATATAGATTATTTTGAAAATAAAGCAGTGCCAAGATATATTGTTACCCTAAAAGGTGCAAAGCTTTCTGCTGATGCAGAAGATAAGTTGTTTAGATTCCTTCAATCTGGTCTTCGTGGTCAAAATCATAGAACTCTTTATATCCCACTTCCTGGAGATGCGGCAGATAATAAAGTTGAATTTAAAATGGAACCAGTTGAAAATGGAATTCAAGAAGGATCATTTGATAAATATAGAACTTCTAATGTTCATGACATTCTTATGGCTCATCAGGTACCAATCTCAAAAGTTGGATCAGATCCTGGAAGTTCAATTGCATCTGCACTTGTCTCAGACAGAACATTTAAAGAACAGGTAGCGAGACCATCACAAAAGAATTTAGAAAAAACTATTAATAAAATTATTAAAGAAAAAACTGATATTTTACTAATGAAGTTTAATGAACTAACTCTTACTGATGAGAGTACTCAGAGTCAAATAGATGAAAGATATCTAAGGGCACAAGTAGTTGTTCCAAATGACATTAGACCAAGACTGGGACTTCCAGTAATTCCAGAAGGAGATGTCCCAGTAGCAATGACCCCTCAACAACGTGCAGAGCAAAATGCTCAGATGGCTGGTACAAGGCAAAGAGATCAGCAAAGAGTTGATCAAGCATCCGATTCTACTTCTACCACAACAGGAAGAAATCCTGGTGGCGAAGGAAGATCTGTAGTATAATATAACAATATTATAAAGTTATAAAAACTACATATATAATAGGAGTAAGATGACTAGCTTAAACAAGGCTTATTGGACTTCAGACAATAACGATATAAATTTGTCTATGCCAATAGCAAAAATAGATAAAGAGCGTAGAACCGTTTCAGGTTTTGCTACGCTTGATAATATAGATAAGCAGTCAGATATTGTTCCCACAACTGTTAGTATAAAAGCTTTTCAAACATTCCGAGGAAATTTGAGAGAGATGCATCAACCAATTGCAGTTGGAAAAATTGTTAATTTTAGACAGGAAAAGTTTTTTGACAAAGGCTCAGATAAATTGTATAATGGAGTTTATGTAGATGCATATATTTCAAAAGGTGCTCAAGATACTTGGGAAAAAGTTTTAGATGGTACTCTAACAGGATTTTCTATCGGCGGAGTAATCAAAGATTCAGAAAATTCTTATGATGCAAATATGGACAAAACAATTAGAATTGTAAAGGACTATGAATTGCACGAGTTATCTTTAGTAGATAATCCAGCAAATCAATTTGCAAATGTTGTGTCTATTCAAAAAATTGACAAAGATGAAGAAAATGATGGTATAATTACAAAAGCAGACATTGAAAATATATACTGGTGTGAGAATGACGGACTTGTCAGACTTTCAGAGGTTGAAGATTCAAGCTGTCCTTCATGCGAAGTTAGCATGAAGAATATAGGTTTTGTAGAGACAAAGGATGTAGAGAAAGCAATGACTGTTAAATCAATTTTGAATAAGTTTATAGGTAGCTCAGACTTACAAAAATCCGAAGAAGTTTCCGAAACATTACATACTTCAGGCGATATGTCTGAAACATCAGTTGACAATAATGAGTCAGCTGTAGAAAAGAATATAAAGGAGGAGAATAACGTGTCAGAAGAAAATACAATAGTAGAAGACACCGTTGAAGAAGTTGCAGTTGAAAAAGCTGTTGCTGGTACTCCTGCCGAAGAAACCGTAGAAAAGTCAGTTGACGCTGTTGAGGAAGTAGTGGTTAAATCTGCTGATCCAGAAGAAGCACCTGCAGAAGATGTTGCAGATGAAAATTCTTTGAATGACGTTGAAGTTGAAAAGTCTGTTGTTGAAGTTGATGCAACCGATTCTGAACTTGTAAAAGCTGTTGACGAAATTAAGGTTTCAGTAACAGAGGCAGTGAGTGAACTTGTTTCAACAATCAAGTCACTAAATGAAGAGATTGCAGGTATCAAGAAATCAGTTGATGCAACCAAGGAAGAAGTTTCTAATGTAAAAAGCAATCTTGAAGATTTTGGAAAGCGTGTAGATGGTCTAGAAGACGATACAGCTGTCCGAAAGTCTGGCGATCTTGGCGGAATCGTTCAGGGAAATAAAATAACAAAAGGGTCTCAGTGGGGTGGACGTTTCCTAAGTTCCGCTGACCTATATCATTAAGAGAAACTGGAGGTGAAATAAAAAATGACAGAAAATAATGAAATTTTAGAAAAGTCGGCTGCAGCAAGTTCTATCGTATCTGGTGGAATTGGCGGAGTATCAACTCCTGCAGCAGGAATTCTTGACAACACGAACCCAGTTGGTGATCTAGTATCTGATGGCGGTATTTTGCAGCCTGAACAGTCACGTCAGTTTATTGAGTATATCTTTGAACAGCAAGTACTAGCAAAAGACGGACGTAGAGTCACGATGAGAGCTAATACAACCGAACTTGAAAAAATGAATGTTGGAGAACGTGTAATCCGTGCAGCAGCCCAGGCTGATGCAAGCTACACCAATGCCGATGTTCAATTTACTAAGGTTCAACTTACCACGAAAAAGATTCGTCTTGACTGGGAAGTTTCAACTGAAGCACTTGAAGATAATATCGAAGGCTCAGGTCTTGAGGACCACTTGGTTCGCACAATGACCCGTGCATTCGCAAATGATCTTGAAGATTTGGCTATCAATGGCACTGGAAGTGGCACAAACAACTTCCTAAATATCCTTGAAGGCTTTGTTGCAATTGAAGCTAATGGACATAGCGCTACGTATGGTACAGCTGTCGAATCATTACAGGGACTTGTTCTTGCAATGCCTCGTAAGTATCGTGCATCTCGCTCAACCATGAAGTTCTATGCAGATACTGAAACCGTTGCAAATATAATCAACGGTCTTGGATCTAATGGTAACTTAAACTCAGAGCGTATTGTAGAACGTGTTATCGATGGTGCGCTACCGCAAACCATTGGTATGCCTATGCAGTATCGTGTTCTAGGTCTTCCATTAGTTGAAGTTCCTTTGATGCCAGCTGGTTATGTATCACTTACATTCCCAGAAAATCGCATCTGGGGATTCCAGAGAGATGTAACAGTTCATCGTGAGTTCAAGCCAAAAAAGGATACAGTAGAATATACCGTATTCCTACGTTTTGGTGTAACAATCGAAGAAACTGATGCAGTAGCATTCATGCAAGACTAGTTAATTCTAGAAATATTTAGAGGGGAGACATTAATTTGTCTCCTCTTTATCTATTTATAAATGCTATAATAAGATAGATGCATTATGGAAAAAGTTAAAGATAACCTAGTTTGTTTATTTGTAAGCAATGCTGGATTGTATGATAAAATTCTTGGTAGACTTGATAGAGGATATAATGTTGTAAATAAAAAAGATGCTGACCAATGGGTTATTAAATTCCCCAAAATTAGAGTCACATCTCCAGAGGAGGTAGCCGAAGTCTTCGGTGTTAAATAATGGAAGTTTTAAGAGTCAATGGACAAGTTCCATCAGCAACTTTTTTTGATCTAGTTCCTTCTTCAGTCTATTCTTTAGTTTATACGGATCTTTCAAATAACCAACTATTTGATATAGTACAAGAATCTGACCCCTCTGGGACAGTGACGTTTTTACTTGATGAAAAGTATGCCCTTTATGATAGCAGTCTTGAAGCCTCAGTATTTAACTATTTGGAGGAGGTAGTCATTATTGACAATATAGACGTTGTAAGACCGTATGTGTCAAACTTGCAAGCCTTGTCTACTTCCTTAAATAAATCAATTTCCTCAGTAACAGAAATGGAAAGAATTGCAAGATACATAATTGACTCTGAAGTTTCACAAGGATTTGGATATGTTAGAAAAGAAAAAGAGATAGTTGGAAATGGCTCTGATTACTTGGTGGTAAATGAAAAAATAAATAAGCTTTATAAGGTGTATGAAAATGGAACGCTAGTGTTTGATGCCACACTAATGTCTAATGAAACAAATTTTGTAATTAGTAAAGACAGAACATCTGTAGTTCCAATTTATGGTGAGGACAATAAGACAGAATATCCTCAGGTTTGGAGAGATAGATATCTTTCAAGAGCATTCGCTGATGGATATGACTATGTTATAGATGCCGATTTTGGATACAAAGTAGTACCACAAGATATTCAGGAAGCAGCAAAACTTCTTTGTGCAGATATCTCAAGCGATAATATGAAATACCTTAATAAGTATATTGAATCATTTGATAACCAAGATTTTAAAATTAAGTTTGCAAAAAACTTTAATGCTTCAACAGGGAATCTTATAGTGGACAGGATTTTACAAAAGTACAAAAACAATATTCGTGTTTCGGTGCTTTAAATGTTATTTAACTCATCTCTTGATAGCATTCTTTTTCCAATGACTGCAGATATTTATTATGCAGTAGAATCACAATCAGAGTATGGAAATATGATAAGAACCTGGAGGCTAGATAGAAAAGTTAGCTGTTCAGCAATAAGTGCATCTTTAAAATCATTAGATGCAGAATTAAAAATAAAAGATAAATTTTTAGACTACAACTCATCAATATTTTTTAGAACAAATGAGGATATTAGAAAAAGTGCATCTGGAAAATATTATCCAATAAATGCAACAGCTATTACAAATATGAGAGATCCAAATGGAGATCCTGCCTGGATTAATTCAGAAAATCTTAAAACAAAAGCTGAAACGGTAAAAACAAAGTATGAAGTAAAAACAGTTATTCCAAGCTTTGATATGTTTCATAATATAGGAATGTATAGAGTATTTTTAACAAGATCAGCAAATCAAAAGTGGGAAATACCAGAATGATAACAGCTAGAATAAAAGGTGATAATGTTATTAAAATGCTTAAAAACTCTGTTGAATACTCAAGTGCTTTTGCAACAGAGCTAAAAAGAAATAAAAATATTTTAAATAATAAAGTTGGAGAAGAATCGATAGATGCCTTTTATGATTATTTAGATGGTCTTGCAAGATCTCATCCAGGAATGTTACACCATGTATATGAGTGGGGGGAAGTTGGAAATCCAATGGGAAGACTGTTTGATTTAACAATGTCTGCTAACAATACTTCTGCAGTAATTAATGCTGACTTTTTAGAATCAAGAGTTCCTTCTCCTACATCAACAGAACCTTTTTATAATAAAGCTCAAATTATGGAAGATGGTCAAACAGTTATAATAAATCAAGTTGAAGCAAAAGCTTTATTTTTTGAAATTGATGGAGAAGAATTTTTTAGAACTGGACCAATTATAATTGCAAATCCTGGTGGAAGAGAAACAAGAGGCTCATTCTTAAGAGCATTTGATGAATTCTATGGATCTTATTTTACAGAAGTGCATTTAAGATCAATTAGATTCTATGAATATTTTGCAAACCCAAGAGTATTTGAACAATATTTTGCATCTGCAACTAGGGGTGGAGCTTATGCAAAAGGTAAAAAAGCTGCACTATCGTGGATTATGAATGCACCAGGAGGAAGTAATGGCATATAGACCAGAAAATATTATTAATTTGTATGTATGGGAACAGTTTAAAACATATGCACCAGCATTTTATAATTTATATGCACCCACATCTGGAGGTCCTGATATAATCCCATTCTTCCCTGCCCCAGCAAATAACCTTCCAACTTCTGTAATTGACAACGACCTTCCATACATTATGTTTGATAAATTCAGTAGAATACGAGGAGGCTATAAATATTTCTATCCTATCAAGACTGACCAAATGAGATATACTATCGTTGGAGGCTCTCTGTATGACATTAATCGCAATCAGCAAGACCGATATGCAACAACTATAAACTTAACAAGCCTTATACAAAATATACTTGATAGAGAAGACGATGCAGGAAGAGATATCAATGAATTTGCTAAAAATTTGCCTGGATATGCTGAGGTAAAAAATGGGAAAGATTTAAATCAATACCACTTTCATTGCATAAATGTATATCAATCTGGATTTACAGAAACTCAACAAGATGTGTCTGACTTTATGGAATACAATCCAACAAGAGACCTTATTATTAAATATGACTATCATTCTCCACAATTTAATGAAAGACCTATATAATATTAAAAACTGCGTGTATAATTATATTAGGAAACGCCAATATCCCCATTAATTTTAAGACTAAGAAGAGGTGAAAAAAAAATATGGCTATTCGTGGAAATTCTAATCAAATTATTGTCGGTGCAGCTCAGCTATTCGTTTCAAACTCTGGTCCTCTAGACTATAACGAGGGAGCAGAAGTTTATTCGTTTAACGGTGGCTCTGTATCAGGTATCCCAGCATTTGCTGATGGTACTCTGTTTGCAGATACCGTTCAATCAGCATCAGCTAATTGGAGAAACGTAGGCTACACCATGAACGGTTTGGAACTACAGTTCCAACCAGATTTTGGTGAAGTTCAAGTTGATCAGCTTCTTGACGTTGCTAAGCTTTACAAGCAAGGTATGCAGGTAAATATGGTAACAGCATTTGCTGAAGCTACTCTTGAAAACCTTGTTGTTGCAGTTGCAACTTCAGATGCTAACTATGACGGTTCTGACGCAGATGAGGTAACACTTAACCTATCAGCAGGCGATCTAGGAGAAGTTCCTTTGGAACGTGCTCTTATTGCCGTTGGTCCAGGTTCTGGTGATCCAGCAGCTACTGGTGCAGATCAAGTAGAGCGTGTCTATGTTGCAAACCGTGCACTATCTATTGATAGTGTAACTGTTTCAGCAAAGCGTGATACTCCATCTATGTATGAAGTATCGTTTCGTTTGCTTCCAGCAGGAAACGGCTCTTACGGAAAAATTGTTGACCGTGCAAAGGGTACATCCTAAATATAACTAAATAATAGATATTGCCTATCCTCATTAATTTGGGGGTAGGTAATTTCTTTTATAAAGCCCCATATGATATAATTAGATATATTCTATAGGAGGAATAAATGGCAACAAGCGTATATGAAATTGTGGAAGTAGAACTACTAGATGGCTCTACTATAACAATGAAACCACTAAAAATTTCTTTACTTAGAGACTTTATGAAAGAGTTTCAAAAAATATCAGATCCAAAAATTGCAGATGATAATATCAAATCAATGGATTTATTATTAAACTGTGCAACTATTGCAATGAAGCAATACAAGCCAGAATTAGCAACCAAAGAAATAATGGAAGAGATAATGGACCTTCCAACTGTTTACAAGGTAATTGAAGTGGCTGCAGGGATTCAGTTAAATGACCCAAACGCACTAGCAGCGGCTCTAGTTGGGACGAACTAGATCTTGCTGAGTTAGAATCAAGAGTATTTCTTCTAGGATTCTGGAAGAGTTACTCTGAAATGGAAGACAGTATATGTATGCCAGAACTAGTAGCAATACTAGAAGCTAAAAGTAGTCAAGACTATGAAGAAAAAAAATTCTTAGCTGCTTTACAAGGTGTTAATATAGATTCTTCTTCGTCTGAGAATAAATGGGAAGAGATAAAAGCCAGAGCTTTTAGTAATGGTGCAACATCCGATCCTAATAACATTCTTGCCTTGCAAGGTGCTGCAGCCAGAAAAGCTGGTTTTGGTATTGGACAAGGTTTAGATTATGAGGTGATTTAATAATGGCTGAGGTAGCAAAAGGCATTATCGATATTGAGATTAATACAGGTAATGCTGCGTCTCAACTTCAAGCACTTCAATCCCAAATTAATGCATTTAATTTAGCACTTAATAAAAATAATAAAGCTCAAGGAACATTCGCATCTGAATATTCTAGAGAATTACAAACTGCAATAAATAAAACTGGTCTTTTTACAGCAGAAACAGTTAGACTTTCTACTGCTGCTTTTACACTAGATAAAACTTTGTCCAAAGGAAAAACATCCCTTGGGCAATTTTTTAGTGCAAAATTTAATAAAAATAGTGCAATTGCAGCAGAGACTATGGCACTTGCTTCTGAACGTGCAAAAAGGCTTCAGACACAATTTATAGCTACCTCTGGTGCTGCAAATGGATTTCAAGACGCTTTAGCAGTTAGACCACTTGCTGCATTTTCTTCACAAGCAGTTGTTGCTGCTCAAAAAACTCAAATTCTTTCTAATATGTTTAAGCAAGGAACTACACAATTAATAAATTTTGGTAAAAATGTTCAATGGACTGGTCGCCAACTTATGGTTGGTTTTACCGTACCTCTTACAATATTTGGGGCAGTTGCTGGAAAAACATTTATGCAGCTTGAAAAAGAAATGGTTGCATTTAAAAAAGTTTATGGAGATCTTACTACAACTGCTGCAGACACTAATAAAAATCTAGAAGCAATAAAAAGTCTTGCTGGAGAATATACAAAATATGGCATTGCAGTAAAAGATACTATTGGACTTGCGGCAGAAGCAGCAGCAGCAGGTAGGCAAGGTGCAGAACTAACTGATGCAGTAACTCAGGCAACAAGGCTTGCAACTCTTGGACAAATGGATCAAAACACAGCACTTGAAACTACAATTTCTTTACAGTCTGCCTTTAAACTATCTGGTAAAGATCTCGCAGACACCATTAACTTTTTAAATATGGTTGAGAACCAGACTGTCGTTACCCTTAACGATATTGCTACCGCAATTCCTAGGGTTGCCCCAGTTATTAATGGTCTTGGTGGAAACGTAAAAGACCTTACAGTTTTTCTTGCAGCAATGCAAGAGGGTGGAGTTGATGCTGCAGAAGGTGCGAATGCATTGAAGTCTGGACTTGCTTCCTTGATTAATCCATCAAAACAAGCATCAGAAATGTTAAGCGGAATGGGAATTGGTCTGGATACAATTATCCAAGCAAATAAGGGAGACCTTATGGGAACAGTAACAGCATTTGCAGAAGCCCTAGCAGGTCTTGATCAATTTTCAAGACAGCAAGCACTTGAACAAGTATTTGGAAAGTTCCAATATGCAAAACTTGGGGCATTGTTTGACAATATTAACAGAAAAGGATCTCAGGCTCAACAGGTTATCGCAACAATGGGATATACTACAGAACAACTTGGAGCAACTGCTGACAAAGAATTAAAAACTATTGAAGAATCTTTTGGAGTTCAATTAGTTGGGGCAGTAGAAAGATTAAAATTAGCTATTGCTCCTATTGGAGAAATGTTTGTAAAACTTGCAATACCAGTTGTTAATTTTGTTACAAGCATAGTTAATTCATTTAATAAATTATCAGATGGTCAAAAACAATTTGCTGCAATTGCAATAACTATTGTAGGTGTATTAATTCCAGCACTTACAATGCTATCTGGATTGTTTTTAAACCTTGTTGGAACTCTTGCAAAACTTGGTCAAGGTATAGCACTATTTGGAAAAGGTTTAATTACTGGAGGACCATTAGGTGCAGTTCGTGCACTTACTCAAAGTTCAAAATATTTAAGCCTTGCTGAAATGGATGCGGCAATGGCTGCTCAACAACTTTCTGGATCAACAAAAGTTTTAAATGCAACGCTTGTTCAACAAGTAGGAACAGCAAATGCTGCATCAGCAGCAATTACAAATTTAACAAGATCTTATTCTGCAATGATTGCTACTCAAAGAGCTGCTGCAGGTCTGCCATCATTTGCAGTTGCAGGTGCTGCAGGTGCCGCAGGAGCTACTGCAGCGGCTGGGGCAACGGCTGGAGCGGCTGGTGGAGCAAAAAGAATTAATCCTGGTAATTTAATAGTTAGAGCATTAAGAAGAAATTCTGGTGGACCAATATTTATGTCAGGTGGAACTACTGTTCCTGGAGTTGGAAATACGGACACTGTTCCAGCAATGCTTACTCCTGGAGAATTTGTTATTAACAAGGAAGCAACAAAAAATAATTTAGGACTTTTGCACAAAATTAATAATAATGGAAAATCGCAATCATTTAATTCTGGAGGAATGGCAAAAGGTGTTCAATATTTTGCTGAAAATAATGCACAAAGAGAGGTTCTGGATCTTAGGAATATTGATGGAGGATTTGGCAATCTGAATGGAGAATCAATCAGAAGGGGCAATAGGCCTTCTAGCCCAACACAAATGTCAAACTTACAAAGGGCTCATACGACTACTCCAATATTAAAAACATTATTAGAAGATATTTCTACAGAAAGAGGATTCCTTCCAGCTGGATCTCAAGTACTATCTATGGGTAATAGGGTGTTAGAAATTGGAATAAATCAGCAATTGAAAAATGGTATTCCTGCAAATTTAGCTTTTGAAGATATTTTAAAAAGAAAGTCTTCAATATTTTCAGTCATGGATGGCCAATTTTCTTCATATATCTCAGATCACTATAATTCTTTATTAAAGACTATGACTCCAGAATCTGCGAAGGAGAGAATTTCTCCAACATTTAAAGAGTATTACAGACAAACAAGATCTATTCAAAAATCTCTTTTGAAACAGCTAGAAAACTTGGGAACTAGTAAAATTGACGATACTTTATTTTCACAGATATCAGATACAGCATTCTCTAGCATGGACTCTTCAAGAGATCCTCTTATAAAAGGTTTTCATAAAGAGATTTTGAAAGAAGGGTCTTTTAGATTTACAAAAGATTCTTTGATGAGTACTGCAAGAAATTTAGGATTAGATACAAAAGGATTAAATTCCAGGAAAGACTTGGTAAAAAAAATAAACGAACACCTTATTTCTATAGGAAAACCTGC